TTGCCGGGCCAGGGTGTCCGGGTCCAGCGGTTCGAGTTTGAAACCCGTGGTGGGTTGTTCGGTAATAACGGCTAATTGCGCCTTGGTCAAGCCTGCCGCGCGCAACTCACCGATATTCATCGGCACGTTTTTGGTGGCGTCCTTTCCGGTCAGCGCCTTGATAACGTGAGGGGGCTTGCTGACGCGGCTGGTGCCGTATCGGGTTGTGATGCCCCAGCCCGGCAGACGTTCGCCGCGCTTGGCCCGCGCCTCGGCTTCAACCTCAGTCGCCTTGGCCGCTGCCTTGATGATTTCCAGCGCGTTCCGGTAAAAATGCAACGCCTGAGACATCTCAAAAGGCGTCCGGTCGCGGTGGCCGGTCGTCTCGGCAATGGCCAGCGCCGTGGCGGTCGTCTGTTGCAGCGCCACGCAACCGACCGCGCCGTCACAATACAGGCAATGGTCGCCGGGCGTGGCAATCGGATCCGGCTTGTAACACTCCTCTGCCCGCTCGATGATCCATTCGGCCTTGGCGCGGATCTGGTCAGGCGTCCAGTCGATCCACCTGCGCGGGCCGTCCTGGTGAAAGCCGCGCGGCTGGTAAATCTCGGTGCGGACCGTGCGGATCGGGCCGGGCGGTGCAATCAAGATCGCCGCCGCATAGACGATCAGTTGCAGGCTGTCAGGTGCCACCAGCCTGAAGCCGTATTTAAGATCACGCACGGTCAGCACACCATCCGCCAGCGTTACGCAATCGGGCGTTCCTGCAATGGTGCGCGATAGCGTGACGTGTTCCTCTACCCACATTTCGCCACCATCCGCGCGGCAGATGTCGGCATATTCTTGCATGTGACCGATCATGTCGGGGTCAACTTCCCATCCGTTTTCGTGCGTCATACCGACTTCCACGGGCCGGTCGGTCAGCAACAATTCAGCCACCCATGCCGCGCAGGTGCCTTCCCGCGCGGCGTCACTGGTCGGTTGCGGTCCGGCGCGGCTGGCAAACAATGGCGCGGCTGAACATTTCGTCCAGCGGTGGGCGGCGCTGGGGCGGGTTTCAATCGTCATGACTTGGCACCACGCAGGTTGGCACCGCTCAGGTCGGCATCGCTCAGGTCGGCATGGCGCAGGTCGGCACAGTTCAGGTCGGCATGGCGCAGGTCGGCTTCGCGCAGGTCGGCTTCGCGCAGGTCGGCACCGCTCAGGTCGGCATGGCGCAGGTTGGCACCGCTCAGGTCGGCACCGCTCAGGTCGGCACCGCTCAGGTCGGCACAGTTCAGGTCGGCTTCGCGCAGGTCGGCACAGTTCAGGTTGGCACCGCTCAGGTCGGCACAGTTCAGGTCGGCATGGCGCAGGTCGGCATGGCGCAGGTCGGCACAGTTCAGGTCGGCACCGCTCAGGTCGGCTTTTGCTGCGACTGCAACCGCAGTTGCAGCCCCGAGCCGGAGTGCCATCGGTGCATCATCCGCCACTTGGATTTCGGCGGTGAAAATCACCGAGCCGGTAAACCGGTTGGTGATATTGTGAGCGTTTTTCATAGTCGTGTCTCCCAATTGCGTGTAAAAGGCGGGCCATGACAGCCAGCCATGTGTGGTTCAGGCGCTCATGGCGTGCCGCACGCATCCGTCATGGTCGTCGCCGTTGTCTACCGCGTCCATATAAGCTGAGAGCCGGGCGATGCTGGTCTGGTTCGTTTCCAGATCGTCATATCCGATAGACAGGGCGGTATAGATCGCCTCGTATTCAGCGGGCAGACCGTCCGGGTCAGCCATCTTTGCCATGAACCGTTCCGCCATGGTTTTGTAGTCGATCGGGGCGGGCGGTGTTGCCGGCGCGGCGCTGGCCGGTTGCGGCATGGGCATGCCCTGCGGTGCGGGTGCCGGTGCGTCCTTGCCGGTAGCGGCTGCAATGGCCGCATCATACGCCTCTTTCTGGCCGCGCTTGGCTCTCCATGATCCGTCCGCGTTCTTGCTGGCCGGCGTGCTGTGAATGGCGTCGTCGTGGGTCATGCCGTGACAGTCTGTCTCGGGCTGTGCCGGTGCCGTGTCGGGCTGTGCCGTCTCGGCCCGCATTACCTCAGCGACTGCGGCCTCGACTGACTGTGCAGTGTCGGGCTGTGCCGCAGGGACGGTAGTGCCAAGCAAGAGGGCAATCGTGGCGCAATCGTTCTCATTGTGGGGGTCAAAAGTGATCTGCATTGTCATTCTCCGGTTTGGTTTGGGTTGGGTTAGGGTTAAAAGGTTCGATGGTCGATAGGGCGACGCGTGTTTTATCAATTGCTAATGCTGCGTAATACTCCCCGCTATCCAATGGCGAATGTCCGCAATTCATAGGGTTTTCGTGGTTTTCCATATCATCGCCGCAACAGCAAACGCCGCTTTTCATTGATACGTTGACATATAAGGTTTCCCACATTTGCAGCGCATCCCGAGCTGCAACGATCCAGTCAGCAGCCATGAGGCATTTAACGTCATGCACAACACCGGCTTGAGTTGTCATTTCACCAACATGATCCCCGCTTCGCAGTTGTGTGATAAGTTCTTGTGTTACATCTGTCATGTTATATCCCTAACCATCGTGTGTCTATTACCTGTTACTAACCCGTCCGGCGCGGCCCGTCAATACCTATTATTCCCCTTTACTACCGGGGCAGGCGCAGATAGTAATAGCGCATGACACAACCAGTCGCCATGCCCACAGCCCCACGTCAGAAGCGTTGCACCAAGTGTGGCGGTTCCAAACATCTTGTCGAGTTCAGCAAGGACAGTCGGAACACGAAAGACGGACGGCAGGGCAAGTGCAAGTCGTGCGCGTCCAAGATTGCCGAAACAGCAAACCGAAAAAAGGGAAAACTCCCCCAGAAGTATAACGACCCGAACGCGACATCAAAGATATGCACTAAATGCGCAAAAGACTTTCCGCTGAAATCTTATGGTAACGACACCAGAACACGCGACGGGCGCACGTCTGAATGTTTGTCATGCGGGCGCGATGACGATAACTCTCGAAACAGAAAAAAGGGCATGAGGCATTTTGACGAAGTATATGTCGATGTAACAGCGAATGGCAGGACTTGCTCAGGGTGTCAGTCCTATTTTGAATGGTCCGGGTTTTACAACACGTCTGCTAAAAATGCACCGAACGGAAAAATGTCAAAATGTAAGGCATGCCACAAAGTTTCGATCAAAAAATACAGAACTGAAAACCCTGAATGGGCCAAAGGCATTTATCTGCTGTATAGAAATCAGAGACGTAAATGCACACCACCTTGGTTGAACAAAGAACAGAAACGTCAGATATTTAAGCTGAGAAAAACGGCGCGTGACTTGGAAATTGAAACGGGTGTGCCGCATCATGTTGACCACATCGTGCCTGTGATGGGTAAAACCGTCTGCGGACTGACAGTTCCTTGGAACCTGCAAATAATTACAAAGCAGATCAATCAGCAAAAATCCAATAAGTTTGTGTCGGACTGGTAAAATGACAATCACACTCCGCCCATATCAAATTAAGATGCGCCAAGAAACCGCCGAAGCGCGGGCCAATGGCGCGCGATATATTATGAACGTCCTGAGCACAGGCGGCGGCAAGACGCCATTGCTGGCCATGGAAGCACTCGAAGCAAAAGGCCCGTCATGCACCATCGTTCATCGGCAGGAACTGCTTTCACAAATATCTGAAACTTATGCACAGGTCGGGCTGCATCACAAGATCATTGCACCGCAACCTGTGATCAACTCAATCATTGCCCGACACGTGAGGCGCTTTGGCAAGTCGTTCTTTGACCCCAAATCGCAGGCCGCAATTGCGGGTGTTGACACGTTGATCCGCCGATTCAAACCCGGCGACAGGTGGTGCAACTCTGTGAAGCTATGGCTGCTGGACGAATGCGCTCACGGCCTCTTGGGTTCTGCCGGACCGGGTGGCGGATCAGGTGAACCCAATAAATGGGGCAAGGCGTCGTTACTCTTTCCGAACGCCGACGGTTTTGGTGTTACAGCTACACCGCTGCGCGCCGACAATCGGTCGTTGCACATAGCGCAAGGCGGAATGTTCGACACGCTCATTCAAGGGCCGAGCGCACGAGAACTTATGGCAATGGGCAGCTTGTGCGATTATCGCGTGATTGCGGCACAGTCGGGAATTGATGATGCATTGCTTCGCATCGGTAGCACTGGCGATTTCACACCGTCATCGGCAAAGGCTGCACGGAAAGCCGAAATGACCGGCGATGTAGTGGAAACATATCTGAAATGGACGCCGGGAAAGCAGGCGATTGTTTTCACCACAGGCGTTGACGCATCAAAGGAACTTGAGACTGCATTTCTTGCGGCAGGCGTGGCCGCCAAGGCGTTGATGGGTGACACGCCGGGCACAGAACGGGACAGATCGGTTGATCAATTCGCGGACGGTGCTCTGAGGGTTCTCATAAATACAGGACTGTTTGACGAGGGCTTTGACGTGCCTGCCGTCGAGGTCGTGATCATGGCCCGTCCCACAATGTCGTTCGGGTTGTTTGCCCAGCAGATCGGCAGAGCGTTACGTCCCTCACCTAACAAGCCGTGGGCGACGATCATCGACCATGTGGGCAACGTTGTGCGCATGGCGGCCAAGCACGGCTTGCCCGATACGCCGCGCACCTGGACACTCTGGCAAGACGAGACGCGCAAAGCCAATGGCAACCCCGATGCGGTGCCGGTCAGGGTCTGCCCGGAATGCCTGCTGACGTATGAAGCCGTCGTGTTTGCCTGCCCACATTGTGGAGCGGCCCACGTCCCGGCG